CAGCAGGACATGGTGGCGCTGCGCGCCAGCATGCGCCTCGGCTGGCAGTGTCCAAACCCAATTAATCGGCTGCGCGAGAGCGAGTCGGCGCGTTATCCGGCCGCGATTTTGACCACGTAGGAGGTGCAACATGACGGCAACGATCAAAGATAATTTGGCCAACCCAGGGAGCCGGTTGCTGATTTACGTGGAGGGCACCGCATCCACCGCCAACGCCGGTCAGGGCAATATCGCCAATCCGTTTGGGCAGACGGCGCTGATTCGGCGCGCCGAGCTAATCACAAAAACCCCATCAAATGGTGCTGCCAATCTGTCGATCGGCATCACCACATCGGGCGGTGCCGCAACCGATATCCTCAATGCCGCCGCGGTTAATGGCTTGGCTGCAAACCACGTGTACAACTGTTTCGCGATGCAGAACACAGCGAAAACCGAAATTGCGGCACCGGCACTGTGGACGACCAACAAATACCTGACGCTCACGGCCTCCGCATCGATGGTCGGATATACCGGCTATCTGTGCCTCGAGGTCGTACGCATCCCGTAGGCGATGTCGGTCAGCGCGTCTGAGGTGCGCCGCGTGCGTCGGATGATCGCAGAGACGAGCGCCACGTCGGCGTTTTCCGACGCGGATATTGCGGCCGCAATATCACGATATCCACGCGAGGATGCCCGGGGTGAGGCGCCGTTTCGGAGGACGAAAACGGCCTCGGGCACCCTCGCGCCAAATCCGGATTGGATGCCGACGTACGACCTACACGCCGCGGCCGCCGAATTATGGGAAATCAAAGCCGCTGATCTGGCCGCGAATTACGACTTTACGGCCGACGGCGGCACGTATCATCGATCACAGGCTGTGGACCACGCGATGCGGATGGTGCGGTGGCACCAGGCGCGGCGGTCGCCGACGACCATTACGCTGCGCCCCGAGCCCGCAGCCTCCGGTGTGGAGGGCGGCGATGCCTCCTAAATACCAATACCGCAGCCCGAAAACGCGACTGGTATCAACGTGGATCGATGCCAATGACGACCGGAGCCGCTCAATCCTTGAAATGGCCGGCTGGACCATCACGGCGACGAGGGGTGACGACGCGCCGCTGGTGGTGGCCGCTGAGTCAGTGACGGAGGCGCCGGCCGCGCCGCCGGTGAAACCAGCGGAGGCGGCGACAAAACGTGCAGTTGGTCGCCCTAGGGGGCGCAAGACCAGACGATGAATCGATTTTCGTACGCGGAACTGGCAGCAATCCGGGAGGCCCAGGAGGCGGCGATGCAGGATCGCTGCCGCATCCTGCGGTGGTCAGGGCACGCCGACAGCCTCGGCGAGCGCGTGGACACGTGGACCCCTGACGCCGCGACGACGCCGTGCGGCTTTGGGTGGGCGCGGCGCACGGAGGCGCCCGACGGCGACAAAACCGTTGTTCGTGGGGAGTTTTTGCTGCGCCTGCCGCATGGCACGGTCATCGACCCGCGCGACCGGGTGCAGATCGTGGATAGGTTCGGCGAGGGCGATAATACGCAGGTGACTTATGACATCGACGGCGCGCCGGCGGTCGGACCGTCCGGGATCGTGGTGCGCCTGAAACTGGTGACGCTGTGAAGTTGGTAGTCACAATTGCTGGTGATGACGTGCTGCGGCGGCGACTGCGGGCGCTGGGCGACGTCGCACGTGGCCAGGTCATCATGGACGCCGTGGAGGCGGGCGGGCGCGTGCTCGAGGCGGGCGCGAAATTGCTGGCACCCTGGGACCTGGGGGCGCTCCGGGCATCCATCGACACGGTGCAGGACGGCGTAACGGCGACCTCGGCGCGCGTCAAGGTGGGGCCGGCTGTCCACTACGGAGCCTACGTGGAGTTCGGGACTGGCATCCACGCCGAGGGCGGCGGCGGGCGCCGCACGCCGTGGGTATATTTTAACGATCGCCTCGGTCGATTTGTGCGCACCAGCGGGTCACCCGCGCAACCATATTTGCGGCCCGCCCTGCGGCAGCGCAAATCGGCCATCGTCGCGGCGATTAGCGCCACGCTGCGGCGGCTGCTCGACGCGGCGCGACGTCGATGAGCATTGAGGCAGATATTCGGGGGTTTTTGCTTGACCGCGTCGGCCCCGAGGCGGGCGTGTGGTACATGACCGTGCCACAGGGTACCGACGTGGGACGCGGCGCAATCGTGCTGCAGAGGGTGGCCACCACGCGCACATACGCCCTCGATGGCGCTACGGGGATGGTCGAGACCACGCTGCAGATCGATTGCTGGGCGGATCGGGCGGCGGACGCGATCGCCCTCGCTGACGCAGTTATACGGGCGGTACACAGTTTTGCGCACCCCACCCCCAGCGAGGCGGTGGTTGGCGCAACGCACGTGCACATGATGACCGTCGACGGTGTGCGCGACATCGATGAGCCAGAGTTGCCGCACCATCGGCGATCGATCGACGTAACAGTGACTTATAAGGAGGTATAGGAGACATGCCGAGATCCACGCTTGCCGTTCAGGTGCGACCGCACGCGACCATGAATATTCCGGCTGGCACGGTGACGCTCACCATGACGCCCGGAGATCCCGTTAACGGGCACCAATTTTCCGTTACGGGGCGCGAGCTTTTGATTGCCCAAAATACCGAAAATGACCCTAAATGGGTCAAACTTACCGCGGCCGCTGACGCCTTCGGCCGCGCTGGAAATACAGGAAATTACGCGATCGCCCCGGGTGCCATTGCGGTTTTTGCCGTCTCGCCCGCGAATGTCTGGGCGCACCAGGGCAACGTCGCGTACGTGGATGTGGAGCACGCGGGGGTATTATTGGCCGCCGTGCGCTACCCGTAGGAGGGAAATATCATGGCAATTGCCCACGGTGTAGGCACAACTGTATCCATCGGCGGGGCGCTCACCTACGTCGAATCTGTCACGGCCGGTGGCAGTCTCGAAACGGCCGAGGTGCGCGCCCTCGACCAAACGCATGTGCAGCGCGTGGCCGGGTTGATCGATCACGGGTCGATCGAGCTGACCGGCTACGCAGACAGTGCCAATTTTGCCGCGCTGCTTACAGCGCGCAATAACGCCACCGCGGTCCCGTGCACCGTTACGGGCCGCGATGGGTCCACCGTATCGTTTAACGGTTTTGTCACGGAGGTCAAGCTGATCGCGTCCGCATCGGAGGCGGTCAAGTTTTCCGCGACCATCGTGGCGTCGGGTACCTAATATGCTGACCAGAAAAGCGATTCTCGAGGTATCGGATTTACAGATCGTTTCCGTCGATGTGCCCGAGTGGGGCGGCGCGGTATACGTGCGCGGACTGCGCGGGCGCGAGCGCGATCAATACGAGGAGTCGCTGCTCGATGAGCGCCGAGCAAAAGGTGTTTCGTATGACAACGCGCGCGCGAAACTGCTGGTGCGCTGCATCGTCGACGAGCATGGTGAGCGTCTGTTTCGGGACGAGGACGCGGACGCACTCGGTGCAAAAAGCGCCGTGGTGTTGGACCGACTATTCGCGATTGCATCGCGCCTTTCTGGCCTATCCCCGGGCGACGTGCAGGAGCTGCTGGGAAACTCAGGCGGCGGGGCCGGAGGCGATTTCTCTTCGGCCTCGCCCTCCGGCTCGGGATGACGGTGGGCGAATTATTGGATCGATGTAGCGCGCGAGAGCTCGCCGAGTGGGAAGCATATTTCCAACTGGAGGCCGAGGAGGGCGCCTCTGCTAACGGGCGCCAATCGATGACCACCGAGGCCGACATCATGGAGGCATTTCGGAGGCTGCGTGGCGACAATAGCCACACTTGACGTTCGCATCGGCGCCATCACCACCGATTTAGCCGCCGGGATGAAACGCGCTGTGGACATCGTCTCGTCCGCAATGGCGCGTATTTCAGCGCTCGGTGCCGGCGTTTCCCGCACGTTTTCGACGCTGGGAATTGGCGGCGGCCTCGGGATTGCGGCCGGCATCGCCGCGGTTGAGCGCAACACAAAGCGGCTTGCTGCAGCGCTGGGAATTGGCGGCGGCCTCGGGATCACGGCGGGTATGGCCGCGGTTGGACGCAGCGCAATTAGCCTTGCTGCGGACCTCGAGCAGGCGCAAATTGCGTTTAGCACTATGCTTGGCAGCGCGCAAAAGGCGGACGCGTTTTTGCGTGATCTAGCAAATTTCGCCGCATCAACGCCATTCCAATTTCGCGACCTTCAGGACGCGGCGCGTCGCATGCTGGCATACGGGTTTGAAACCTCAAAAGTGCTGCCTATCATGACCTCGCTCGGCAACGCTGTCGCGGCGCTCGGCGGCGGCAGCGAAATGATCAATCGCGTCATACTTGCGATCGGGCAAATGCGCGCGAA